TGGCAAGCTACATGGGATTGCAATCTCAGTCATGACGTGAACACCATTGAGTTCGATGGTGAGACGTACTTCTTCCATAATCATTGATCAACCTATCCACTCAGGTATAACATGCCTATTACCTATCAGGTCTACCGTCTCCTTGATGACGGAACTGAACAATCATTAGGCTTCTTTGTTAATGACAGAGAAGCCATGATTAGAGCCTTTGATTATTACTCAGAGGTTCGCTATCCACATGCTTACGTTGATTACCGGGAGGTTTCTTCTAATGACTTTTAAATTCACCCTTGAAGATAACAACAAGGAAGGTGCATTCACCTTCGTAACTGTTGAAGATTGCATTGATATGGATGATGCAATCAATCATATCCATAGTGAGTTTCCTAATCACACTATCGATCACATCAATCAAATCATGGAGGTTAACTAATGACTGAAGCTGTAACTACAGGCAGCTACGTAGTAGCCTGCCCTGCTCTTAATGAGCGTGAGGTTGTGTATGGATCAGAGCGTGCGATAGATGTTGCATACTCTATGCATGACGAATCTGGTAAGTATGTATGGATTGAAGATTGGCTTGGACATACATACATAGAGCTAGGAGATATGTACGAATGATGTATAACAACACAAAGGTAAAGA